AGCAGTTTCAATGCTATTATCCTCAATATCAACGTAAATTGAATCTGTATGTCCGTAAACTACCTTCATGTTAACAACTCCACTGCTATAATTGTCGCAATAATCACTTTTACAAGACTAAACACTGTTCTTAGTAGTGCAAGTGTTGCAAATCTGTCTTGTGACCACTTTTCTATGTTCATATTAAGTTCACATCCTGTAAAAGTGAAACTAAACCGTAAATAAAGATAAAAGTAAGCAAGAACTTACCTGTAAGAGCAATAAATCTCCTTCCATCCTTAAAAATTTGATTCATAGCCTCTTTCCTTAACTCCTTCTCTGTTTTTTCAGGTTTATCTTCTGTTTTCTTATTTTGAAAATCAATATTCGCACTTTTTACTGGCATTATAGTTCCCTCACTTTAAACGCAGCAGTTCTGATTGCTTCTCTAGCACTAGCAGTTATACTAGCAGCCAAATCAACATCAGCCCATCCAAATCCTTGAAATGCAACAATCCCGTAAAACGAAGCCATCAATCTCTTCACCGCAAGTTGATTGTTGTTCCACTTGACGTAATCTGATTTATTACTGCTCTCTTTCATCATTTTCTTATATTTGTTCCTCAATACCTTCAGGTCTAGAACTGCTTGTGGTAGTAAACCTAGTTTATCTGTCTTGTAATATTTCATATCATATTCATCTATCTCTGAGAAATCCTTTGGAGTCTTTATGTTTACACCAAATTCAGTTGGTTCATCAGACTTAGTTTCCCATGATATATTTCTCGCTATCATCATGCTTGGATATAGACCTGCAAAGTCAAATGCTGCAACACCAAAATGAAGCCCATTAGTGTCCTCACTAAGAGGGTCATAGACCATTGCCCCATCATAGTCTACCCTATCTCCTTTCCTTCCCGTAGGGGCTTTCCAAGTAGCATTACGCATGAAGTATATCCCACCCATGTTAGATGCATAGAAACATGCATCGAATGGTGCAATTAGTAATCTCTGTAAAGAGATGATTGCTTCTGTTGTGTGATTTTCTTCATCTATCCTTTTGATTAACTCAACGTCTTTCTCAGCATATTCAAGATAGGTCTCTGTGTCTTCTTGCCATCCTCTTCTAAAGAACTCGTTCTTGTCAGGGAATCTTTCACTAACTAACTTCTTTTCACCTAACACACTCTCAGATACATAGTCTAGAGATAGTGAGGGTAATGTTCCTCGTTGTGCATCGTTCCATTGTCTTTCAAATGCTAGGTCAAGTGGAACACAGATTCTACCTTTTATTGGTTGGCTGATTGGGCTATACCCATCAATACCATATTTACCATACTTTAGTTTCACCTTTGATTCAGATAGTGAGAACGATACTCCATCTACTTCTGTGCATGGAGACAATGCTCTTGGGTCTATACCATTAGCATGTAGTCTCTCAATTAACTTAGGAACATCGAACTTCCAACCGAACCATGAGATAAGCATGTCAGGGTCTTGTTCTCGTAACATGAATACAAATTCATCTAACATGTCCTTCTCGTTTTTCAACCCATCAGGTTGCCAAGTTAACATATAATACTCATCAGTAAAATTATCGTATACACTGATACAGGTAATAGCACCATCATGCTCACCACCCTGCATCCACTCCATATCCCAATACCACTTGCGTAGTTTATACTCAGGAAGTTTATCTAACATGTCAACGGCATANCTGTAATGATGTCTAACATCTGCTTCGTATGTTCTATCTCCCCTGTCATGAAAGAAAGTCTTCACCTTGTTCATGTATTTACTGTGACTAGGACTCCAAGTAACCTTAACTAACTCCCTACCTTCTAGACTCTTCCAATCACCTTGATGATATTCAAGGTTCATACTGAATGAGGTATTTCTCTTACTCCTATTTTCCTTGATGTAGATAGTATCCCCATCTAGTTTAACAGAGCGAGCGTTCTTCTCTACGAAGAAGTGTGGTTGAAACTTACTGAAAGAAACTAAGNCTTCCAGTCTCACACCATCACTACTACGCCATCTAAGACATATACCTGCATTCGTATTTGTAATTATCATATTATCACCTTGCGATGTAAGGGGCTTTAATCAGCACCCTGTCTTCAGTCTTCCATATTACAGGAGACTCGTCTTTCAAGAAAATCTTGACTTCAGTGTTCTTCGGAAAGAACTTATGGAACTGTCCAGTTACCTCAACAGTAGAGGGTTCACCTGCTATCTCAGTAGTTGTAACTGTTGTTACAATCTTGTCTGTAATAGACTTCTCACTACTCATAGTGAATGTCTCATTAACATCAAAATGATATCTAGCATTATTGATGACATCACATCTCTTTACCGCATCAGTTAGATTGTCTGAGTTAGTTGTTATTATCGTCTCGAACTCTACACTACCGAACATAGGGCTACTCTCATCAATAGTATACCCCTGAAGTCTAGCAATCATAGCAGTGCTAGGATGAGACACAACAAGAGGAAGTGAGGCAGTGCTACTGCCATCACTAACCTTAACGTAATCTCCGACCTCAAAAAGAACGGTTTCGTTAAATGTCTTTAGATATTTCAAAGTCTTATCTATTTCAATAGTAACTAAACCGATATCTTGTTCACCAGTTGTTAGGGTCTCTACTGTAATGCAACAGACAGTTGTGTTGTCTGCATTATACAACGTTAGAGTTCCAGCCTCACAATCTAGTTCTAACATAGCATAGTCAGAAACAAGACTGTTCTTGGCTGAATCTCCGTTGTGGTATTTACCTTTCATCTGTATATCTTCTAACGCTTTAGATAGCGTTTTTGTATTCATTCTTATTCTCATATTTATTCCTCATTCAAAGTTCACCTGCTTTAATCTCAGGGAAACCATTCCAATCTACCTTACCATCTTCGATGTTCAAGACCTTCAATCTCTTACCAATCATCTCAGGCTTCCTAGCACTTGCCTCAACCATAGCGGTAAAGGTCGCACCGTTCTTCCTTATGTCTCTAGACGTTCTTACTGTTGCAGTAAAGATGTCTTCTGTTGAAGAATGCCAGTTAGCCTCAACACCAATAGGGTTTGGATTGCCAGCATACTTGTCTTTAGAGTGTGCAATTACTATTCGATGACAAGGCATCTCTAGTATCTGCTTGTGCAAGAAGTTCTTGTAAGGAGTGTTTCTGTCACCCCAAACATACGGTGGTTGCTTAATTACTGTATCAGCATCCATACCATGCTTCTCTCTCATCTTAGTCTCGCATACATCTGTCAGGAGTTTGTCTGCTCCATCTACGATGACTGCTTTCAGTTTACCTTCCTCTAGTATCTCCAATGCCATTTGGTAGAATGCTCTCGCATTATCCATAGTCTCATCGAAGTCAACAAGACTTCCATCCTTTCTGACTATTGGGTTGTATACTATCAGGTTCTCTATGTTTCCATAGTGATTCCTCTTCACATCTATTGCTCTGTTATCGAAGTCAAACACTAGAACTTTCATGTCGTTCTTGATGTCTTCCTCTGTCAACAAATCCATAGCCGTTGCAGACTTAGCAGATTTAGGTTCTCCCCAAATACCAAGACACAAGAATGACTTGTTGTTATCCTGTGCCTCTTTAATCTGCTCAAGCATAGCCTTCTTGCGAAGAGCATACTTACCCTTATCAGATTCTTTCGTTGTTATTGCTTTCTTTTTATCGTTGTTTGTCCAACTCATATCTATCACCATTTTTATATTCATCAGGATTAAATGAAATCCCTTTCCATTGTTTTAGTAGTTCATTCAAGTCTGCAAGAGACAATTTAACTCTTACATCTTTGGATTCAAAGTGAAACTTTGTCCAATAGTCTCCCGTATCGGGATTGTACTTCCAAGTTAGGAAGTCTACGCTATCCATGAGGAAGGCAAAACTTCTCCCATGAATAACGAGACCTCCATTGGAATCAGTAACCATACTGTATTCCATGCTAAACACCTCAGTCGAAGAACCAATCTTCATCTTCTTCTACGACATCTATCTGCTCAGGGCTTCCGCCACGATTGCTCACGACAAACAGACCTGAGACGTTGATACTTGTTGGGTTCTCAGCAGACTGAGACGTTCTACCTACTACGATAATCGAAGAACCGATACCGAAGTTGATGTCTACGTTCTCAGGTATCCAGCAGGTTGTGCCACTGAAACCATCTCCATCCCAATCAATCTCTGTGTTGAAGTCATCCAAGTTAACAATCCTGTTACCATTGCTGGTCGCTCTCATGTTGATACTTGTAACACTACCATCAGTAAATACGAACCTATCTGCATAGTTTCTGCTCATAGCAGAAGCATGGTATCTGTCAATATCAACCAATGGGCTATAATTAGATTCACAGAACTCCATCAAAGTGTCTTGTATTTCTATATTAGATACATCTCTGTAAGTCTCAGAATCAGTAGATAGGTCTGCATTGTATACTAGTGATGTAAGTGTAGTGTCAGTTCCACCACTTATTGCACCTTCTCTGAAGGAGTTAGGTATGCAACTGAAGTGAACAAACTCAAAGGTCTTTGGTTCAAAGTGGACACAGGATGTTCCCTTGTAGGAGAAATCCCACTTGCCCATCTTACCGTCAACTTCACCAACGAATACACCACTTCTGCGGTATTCTTCCTTTGGTAATGGCTTACCGTAGTTCTTGTTCCAGTCACCTTCTCTTGTGTCTAGAGGCACAATAAACCTACCAGTATCAACTTCTACGTTGTTATCAGGAAGTTTGCCCATGTGCTTTACAATCTCCTCGCCACTTCTCATCATCCTTGCTTCGTAGCCATCTCCGTCTTCGGTGAAGATAGCAACTCTACCCAAGTTGTATGTCATTTCACTGTCTCTCATATATTCATTCGTTAGCCTGTCTCTATTCATAGCACCCATATCTCTTGCTTCATTCATCGAGATAAAGAAGCCAAATGCATCTTTGAATAGACCGCCACTGTTGTTAGTGGTTTGTGGTGAATCTTGTCGCTTCATTGCTGCACGACTATTCACATAGAATGCTTTCCAAAGACCCCTCGCTAGTTGGGGTTCTTCGGTTGCGTTGACGTTGTTCTTGGAACATATGTCCTCAAACCTCGCCATAGCATCCTCTTGGCTCATGCCAAGTATTTCTGCGGCTTTCTCAATATCATTTTTTATTTCATCATTCATTTTCATTTTCCTCCTTTGTTTTCATTTTCTTTCTTTCGTGTTTTATTTCCACTAATCCTTCTGTCAGCATGACTACGCCACACAATATCCAAAAGAAATTGGAATCTACGCTGATATAACCTAATTCGTTTAATACAGGTAGCACAATCAGCAATGCACCACCTAACGCTATTATCTCATAGCGTAGTAGTAGATGTTTAACATCTTCAATATCTACTACGCCGTCCTTGTTTAAATCCATTTTCATATTTATACCTCATTCTAAAATCTCCTTCTAGGTGAATCCATCCATCTTAATATCTGTCTTAATACTACTATACCTATCAGGAACTCAATCATTAAATCATCTGTCCTATCATCCAAGATGCAAGTAGTTTTGGAGTCATGCTACTGCTTCTCCATTCTGCTTCTCCGACAACCCTAAGCAATTTGAACTTCTTGGTTGCTGGCATATCTGTCTTGATGATTACATCATGCAAATTAATGCATATAGTTTTCATATCTACTGCTTCGTATAACAAGTCATGCACCTTACCTAAAGAATTTTCATAGTTATTTTCATCAATCATTTGTAATATTTCAGTATATGGTTCTTGATTCTTGTTGATTTGATTCAATATGGAAGACTTACTGTAAGTAGCAGCCTGAAGTTCAGTAAGCCCCCGCCTCATGTCTCCATGAAGAGACTCTATGAAGATTTCCAACTCATCACTGGAAATATGGCTTATATCCTCTTTTACTAAAATATCTGATAGTAACTTATGCATAGTTCTATCCTGTAATCTATTGAATCTGTAATTCGCACATCTAGATTGAAGAGGATGGATGATTCTAAACCTATCATTACATGTAATAATAAATCTACAATTATCTGCATATCTCTCCATTATTCTTTTCAGTGCGTTTTGAGCATCCTTAGTCATACCATCCATCTCATCAAGAAGTATAATCTTGAATGGAGCATCCCCTATCTTTCTAGTGGAAGCAATCTCTTTGATTTGGTTTCTGACTGTTTCTAATCGTCTATCGTCTGATGCATTAATCTCAAAGAAGTTGTTGTCCACATCTTCCTTAAGTATACCATTTGCTAATGCAATACCAGCAGCAGTTTTACCCACACCTGCTATTCCATACAGTAGAACGTTAGGCATGTTACCTTGTTCTACCCAACTTTCTGCATCAATTGTAAAGTTGTATTGTCCAACAACCTCACTAAGTTTCTTTGGTCTATATTTTTCTGTCCATAACATTTTCATTCCTCATTTTTAATCAAGCCACTTTGACAGTGTGGCAACTGGTTGAACCGGAGTTCGTTTTGTTTGTCTACTTTTGCGGAGTTTAAATACTGTCAATTCTGAATTTGACAACGTTTTTCGACAATACTCCTTAAAATCATCACTTTTCAAAAAGTCTTTCAAAAGATACTTATGAAAAGGCCGCATTTTTAACTTCCTCAAAATTTTCGGTATTGAGGAATATGCCTTTCTTTGTGGTGGTGTCATCTTTCGATGCATCCTCCCATCGTGAGCATAGGCTAACATCTCATAGAAGTATGACTTATCCCATCTTCTTTTCACCTTAGCATCCAAGAACATCAATTTGTTAGGATGAATATTCGGTGCTAACCAAGAAATGAATTGTATATCTGAAGGTTCACTAATCTTCAATTGATTCATTATCACTTCTCTGTTAGGGTTTCTTAGATAATCCCCAACCATAGTAAATATATCTACATCGTAATTGTAAGGTTCATCTGAACGTGGAGCAATCTCCTTTATTTCATCGAACAGTGAATGCTTGCTTGCTCTATTCAACTTACACATGCTGAATAGTTTCTTAGGTACATCCTTCTGATTGATAGAAGTCAACACAACTTGACCCTTGTATTCAAGGATGGTCTTTCTGATAATATCTACATTTGGTTTGTAATTACATTCTCTGATGATTATGCCTCTATCAACAGGTATGGAATGATTATCTTCAATATCATACTCGTTAGCGTACATTATGATGGGGTCTTCTGATACAAGTTTCCTTGCTTTCTCCATCTTGTCTGTTCCGTCTTTTCCTACGACTATCACTGTTCTATTCTGATTCTTCATATTTAATAGGCTCATTTGTATCAATCCTTATTTCCATTATTTCTTCGTAGGCTTCGCCACAAGCACCACAATTGACTAAAATGATAAACCACTTTAGCCCGTTTTCTTGTCTAACACCTGCTTCATATGCAAATGCTTTACTCTTACATTCTCTACATCCTTCCTGAACTCTCTTCAGGGTATGATGTGTTAATATCTCATCATCTGTTACTTTACTTTCTTTGTCTAATCTCATCTTCAACGTACATACATTACATACATGCTTCAATTCTGATTCAACCTCACGGAGACTACATCGCTTACACAACATAATATCACCTACACCCTAACCATATTGTAAATAATATCAGATAGAATGCCATTATTTCTGCGGCCATCAAAGAACCCCCTTCATCTTGAGTATCTTATCAAGACCTTCTTGAGTCAAGTGTTCTTTCTGAATAATCATAAATGTAGTCTTGGCTAATATATCCCAATTTGCATTAGCAGGAAGGTCTAGTGGAAGTATGTTCATTAATCTCATTACCTCACTTAACCTACTAACAATCAGAATAGGTTTCTTTCTAGCCGAATGTTCTTCATCCTTGTAGTGAGAGTCAATCTCATGTTGAAGTAGGCTTCTCTGCATTCCGAGAAGAAACTCTTCAGTTCCTCTTAGACATACCCTCACTCTTACTCTATAACCTATTTGTGTGCCATTTTTGACAATACTAACTTCAGGATTTCCATGAGACAGAAATGCACCTTGTATGAATTCCCTGCTATACACAACACTCCGAGAGCGTGGATGTCATTATATGTTACTACAATAACTCTGTATATCTTCGATTGTGTTGCAGTCATTGGGATACTTGTCTTCCCTTATTCTGACTATTCTAGGAAACCTCAAACCATATGTTTCATCCTGATTTTGAGTAACTGCATCAGCCGTTATTTCCAATCCAATACCATTCTAGGTAGAAAATAGTAAGTTCCATTGTTGTATGAATCTACTACTCTCTTTAGTTTGACAGAGAGACTATCCATGTCATTCTCAGAAATACCTGAACCTACATTTCCTATCTCTGTGTATTCACCACTCTCGTTCCTTACTGAAACTCCGTAAGTAGCAATCATACTCGCTCTCTTACCTGTACCATGTTTACCTGAAGTGATAACTACATCTAATTCAATTCTAGGTGGTTTATGTTTTAGTAGAGCCTTAGACCTTTTAGATTCGTAAGTAGCATTCAAGTCTTTTATCATAATTCCTTCAAAGCCACCATTGATTGCTACATTATATGCTGCTTCAATATTACCATGTTCAAACATTCTAGCCTGATATTCTTCAGGAACTATACNACGCATTATCTCAAGCCTTTGACTGTATGGNTCATTCAACAATACTGTCTTTGCATTTGACATACAATCGAAAACAACCAACTGAACAGGACATTCCGACACTGCCTTCTGCTTATCTTTAGAATGAACTCTTGTTCCTAGTTTCTGATGTGCAGCAGGATTGCCATCCGTGTCTATGGGAAATATCTCACAATCAATAACAAAACTATCGGAATCAAACAGACTAACAATATCTACCACATCGGGATATTGGTCTGTTACAATCTTGCCCTTCCTGTTGAATACAATTACTTCATCGTCTTTGTGAATCTGATATCTGTTTCCGTCATACTTAGTATCTATAATGAAATTGTTAGGTAACTCATCCTTGTATGATTTAGCAAGCATTGGTTTGATGTAAGCACCATGAGTGTGTTCAGGTGGTTCTTTTTCATTGTCTAGATACATTACTAAGGAACTTAGTGAGTTGGTTTTAGAATACTTTGAGATATCCTTACCGTATAACAATGACATAGATTTTCTAACCATGCTATTATTGATTCCGTTTCTAGGAGTTCTCAACCAATATCGTATGAACCATTTTACCTCTAAGGTAGACATACTCATTATTGCTCTTTCTATCTCTGCAAATGCAGGAGAATTTATACTTGAACAATCTAACTGTAAAAGTGTAGCAAACCCTTGTAGAGAGATACTAGAATCAGGTCTATTAGGATTTAAGAATTCTAACATCCCTTCCCCTAAGTCTAACCATTTTTCTGCTTCTTCTTCTATCTCATCTTCAAACACATTAAACATTTCAGACAACCATTTGATTGCCTTCTTCTCTCCAATGTTATTGTTGTCATATTCCAATGCTAGAATACTAATCATTGTAGTTCTATCTCTAGTAGATAGACTGGACAACGTGCTAGATATTATCTCTTTCTTTCTTGTTGGTGTGAGGTTTTCAATCGCCTCGCACATTCTGCTCATCATTATCATACTCATTTCTATTCCTCAATATTTTACTAAGTGCCTTATGCACATCTTTCATTTCTTCTATATTCATTCTAATACCTTTCTTAGTTGGTTGGCTATTTACAAACCAACGAATATCTACAATGTCAATATTGTAGAAATTACCTGTTCGTACTATCATTTCATTACTAGCGTCTCTTGCTATTCTTACTATTCTTTTTTCATCCTTCAAGCCAACCACCCTTAAATTGTTGCAAATTCTTCCACGACTTGAAATATCGTGGTGATTCCTGTGCATCTATTCTATGTGCTACCCAAACAACACCACCAAGACTACTAATCTTGACTAACTCATATGTTCTCCCTTCCACTTCAAACATGTCNTCTGTCTGAACATCAGGAACTAAACCGAACTTCTGTGATAGTTCATTGGCGACCTCATCCATATGCTCGGCAATATACTGAACAATCAGATGGCGTTGTATGGGAACTTTAGCATCTACTGTAACTTTTATCTTACCCTGCATTTCACATACTTTGCACTTGTTACCTTCACAAATAGGACAAGGAATCTCCGCAGGTAATGGAGCAGGAAAGCGAATAGTTACTGCTTTCTTCATTGTCTGCCATCCCATACTCTGTAAACCAGTTCATACTCAACTGTAACATCAAATGGGAAGGCTGCAAAGTGTAAAGTGGCATTACCAAACTCAGGTGCAAAACCACTTGACCAATAGTGATTTCCTTGAACTAGATAACCACCCATGTTCGTCCATGAATAGTTGTTAAAAATTACTGAATTGTTAATTACCTCAAAGGACAAATGTGTGATGTTATACTTCAATGATTGAAGTTCAATTGCTCCATGAGTAGTATTAACATCTACCCAAATAGTAGGAGCATGTATCAAAGTTTCATTAGTTGTATTATTCATTATTAATGTGAAATCACCGTTTATTGTTATCCAATCAGCACTATTTGTCTGTCCTTCAAATTCTTCTTCAGGTGGGTCAGGTAGTGCGTCTGTGCATCCTGCTAGGAATGCTGCTGCAATTAACATAGCCATTACTTTCTTGATGTTGGTCGTCATCTTCATCATACCTCGCAGACGCAAGTAGGCTATATATCTTACACCATTCACTCAAAAGTGAATCCGAATTCTTCTAGTGTTGTTTGTCTACTGTTTTCCATAGTTAATCTAACTCTCATACTTCATCCTCCATCATTTCTACGAATGCCAACCCCGTTAACACTTTAGTCTGTATCTTAAGAAGTTCGATTATCTCATCTAGTTTTCTCTCAATTGCTCCTTCATGTCTTTGGTATTTACCGCTTCTCATACTCATTCCTTCACCACCGACTTAGGGAAGAACACATCTTCCCACACTGTCATCTCTGATTCTGTCATCTTAGTAGTGAAGATAGTACCACTTCGTAGATGTATCTCCACTTCATATGTGTTCTTCTTCAACATACCCTCTTGAATCTCAACGACAGAATAGGCAGAAACCTCTGCCATATTCAGTGTCGTTTGTCCTGCCGTTGTTGTTAGTTTGTAAAATCTGTCTTTCATTCCTTTCCACCTTCTTCTATTGTTCTCATTATCTTCTTCTCAGCATATCCGTAGGATACATCCATACCGAATCCTCTCTCATGCATTAGTTGCATGAGCATAACCATCCTATCTTCAATGTGATGTGGTGGGTCACATGGGTCTCCACTAATATCATACTGCAATGCTATCGTGTAGAATTTCTTACTCATTCCTCTACACCTTCCCACTCTTTTACTACACCAACATATTGTTTTCCGTTGGGGAAAGATATGGTGACATAGATTCCTTCATCTCTCCAATTCCCATACTTCGCAACTATCGGCCAATCTTCCGCAATCATTCTTCTTCACCTTCTAATACATCTTCTGCTGCTTTAACCCACTCAGGTTTCTCAACAGGCTCTTGTCTGTAAATACCATAGTTAACTTTCTTTGCTATCTCTGTATTAATATCGTAAGCGATAAACTGGTTATCACCTAGAACCGTTGCACTTTCCAACATGCTCTTCCATGTGTTGATTGTTTTCCAATCAGTTCCACTGAAGAAAGCCTGTCCGAATGGGTGTGTGTGTATCCAGCACTTCAATGGCAACTTCATGCCACCTAGTTGTTCTTCTTGGTCTTTGAAACTAACAAAGCCAAATGTTCCAACACTGATATACAACTCATCTTTAGCATCTACAATAACCTGAACCTCTCTTGGTGAATCAAACGCCTCAAGAGATTTGTTCCATATTATAGTGTAGAATGCTTCAGTCTGCAAATCGGGATATGGGTATGAGAACTCAATCTGCTCAAACACAGTTTTGATATCCTCTTTCCAATCACCATCTACTATCTCTAGTCCTTCTATTCCATTTTCATTATATTCTGTTTCATCTGTTTTCATTTTCATGCTCCTCCTAATCTTTGTATCATTACATCCATATCATTCTCAAACTCATGGAACGCTCTGTGACCTGCGATGAATCCACCTGCATGTCTCTTTGTTCCCATGAACTCTTCACCACAAGCAGGGCATGAGACTTTCACTATCTCTGCTTGGATGTAATACCCATCTGTGGCGATTATGTTTGTTATCTGACCGATATCTTCTTCGGTCAAGTTCTCTATTTCTTCATCTTCTCCGTCCATTATTTTCTTTTCTTTTTCTTCTTCACTCATGCTTTCACCATCATATACTGTCGAAGTGATTTAATTCGTCTTGGTGCGACCAACCGAGGTTCTTCAACTATAACCTCTGTCTCTTCTATTTCCTTCTGTACTTGTTTGATGTCTATTCCCTTTTGCAAGGGGAGAAGTACACTCCTTCTATACTGTTCCTTCCACATCACTTGAACACAGTCATTGCATAACCTTCTGCTATCTGCCAAGTGTTCGGGAACAGGCTCATCCTCTTTGCCACAAAGAGTCTTTTCTAATATTGAGAAACAGATGTACTTCATTCTCCTTTCTCCTTGTAGGCAGGATGTGTTTTCGGCAACCTGTGTAGTCTTCTTACAATCATGTTGTTCACTAGATTGGATACTGAGTCAGCACCATCTGCGAATCTCTTGCTTGCAACATCATCTCCTGAAGGACACATCTTATCCTCCAAATCCGTCAGGTCTATCTTGTCCATGAGATACTTCAGAACTTCATACTCAACGTGAATCTTAGAAGCGGCTCTCATATGTTCACCATCTTCATATCAGTTACATCCTCATTGTCATTGAACCATCTCTGAATCCATTGCACACCCATACTCGCAATCACCATGTTCATGCAGTTGATATCCTTTGCACTTCCATCCCAAGACTGTGCTTGGCAGGAGAAAGAACCTTCTTCACCAATCAGCAATGTGTCCATCATATTAGGGTCAACCTTGTATGAAATCAATGCGGCATTTCTACCCGTTGAGCGTAAATCTAGCCACTTTAACTGAGCATCTGACCCAAAGCCCTGTCGATACAACAAACGCCTCACTGCTAGATTGTCTGCACAACACACCACCAAGTCATATCCCTGTAACTGCTTGTCAAGTACAACATTGAATGGTAGTGCATTGATACCTGAGATACATTCTACCTTCTTATCACCAACATCTAACTCATCAAATGCTTGATATCCAAGATTCTTGGTATCAACAGTATCACCATCATAAACGGTGATGTTGTATAGATGGGTTTCAGGAACATTGGTTCTCTGTGCCTGATTCATTCTCTTTAGGAATTGTACTAAATAACTTCCAATTCCACCTGCTCCTATTATCATTATTTTTCTTTCATTGTGTTTCTTCATTTTCATTACCTTCTAATATTTTCATTTGCATTTGTGCGTGGTGCATATCAATTATCTCATGTGTTATCCCATCCATTGTTGCACCAACAACAGATATCGCATCTTCTAACACTGTTCTACGAACAATGTCTTGAAGTCTTGGTAGACTTTCATATAAGTCAATAAATGCAGAAAAGTGATACTGCATTTGTTTTAGTCTGTTTATTATTTCATCATCTCCATCATTCATTTGTATGCCCCACTAAGGAATTGTTCAACATTCATTGATAGCATCTTCTCTTTTGTTAGACCTAGATAACCTAACATCTCAGGCACTGAGGTTCTTATCCCCATTTCAGAACCATTCAATGCTGCATTTATTATCTGTTTTTGTGTATGTGGCTCATCCATCATTCTAGCCACTAACCAAATAGTAGAGTTTTGCATGTTAGGAGTATATCTGATTGTTGCCTTATTCAAGGTATCAAATATTCTCTCGGAAACCAATATGCAGTTCTGTCTAAAATCAGAAGAGACGTTATCCATTCTCTCTAGTGTGTTCCTCATGGTTTGCACAGGATTTTGGTCAGCGAAGACATATGACTTCTTGAAATGTCTTGCAATTCTCTTAGCATATTTCGCAATAATAGCGAACTCTAGTTTAATTTGATTGGAGTGCTTTCTGAGTGTGACACCATATCCAGCCTCTTTCAACATGAAGTATGACAACCCTGCTGCTATGTGTTCAACAGGTATTCCTCTAGTCACTCTACCTTCACGAAGAGAACGATAGTTTCTAGGCACACTGTCTAATACTGCTCTTGATACTTCGTAGTATGAGAGATACATTCTAGTGTGTAGTATTGTTCTCTTTTCTGTCTCAGATACTGGTCTTGCTCTAATGTGTTGTAACTTCAGATGGAAGTCTTGCTTCGTTCTAGTTTCCATGATGTAAGAACCAAGACCCTTAGCACTATCATTGTCCTTTGTTGGCATATAATTCTCCTTAGCACTTATCCAAGATACAGTTTCCTCAAAGGGTCTGACGACTTGAACTAATCCACAGTCATCACATACAACTTCTCCTAGTCTCTCATCAAACGTAGAAGAAGTGCAACTACATTCTACACATACTTGAGTCATGCTGACCACCCGATGTATTTTGGAGTGCCTTCAACTCTATCATCCACACGATAATTAGTCGGCTCGACTCTAGCAAGCGTGTGAATCATAGTCTTCGCCTGTTTGTCATTCTTCAAAATCATAGCCCTTGAAGCGATTTGGTCTCCGATGCTTGAATTGTCATGTAGATTGTCTATACAGAAAGGACCATCATACTTCCTGAATCCCTTAACAAAAACTGCACTGACTCTCTGAAACCTTGAATTACTTTCGTTCTTGTAGATTATCCAGTCACCTAATTTTCCTTTAACACAAACTGCATATTCGTAATCGTCTGCGGCTTTAATGTCTAGGTATTCTTTAGCCTTTGCAGCATTGAGCAACAACATATCATCATATTTGTCTGTCATCTCTTTCAGCAGAACTGTTGCTCTATCCTCTACCATCTTAGAAGTCCTATTCTGCATCAACCAAGCAACCATTAGATTCAATTCAGAATCACTAGGTTCTCTTTTCATTACTGCATTGAATAATTTCTTTGGGCTTAAGTTAGCCCATTTCTTAGAACGTGTACTACTACTTCTGTAAGAATTGATGAATATGTTAGCATCCTTTACCTTCATACTTCCCCAAATACCATCAGATATCTCTAGAGCAATCTCATCGGTATCTACCAACTGCATGTTTATTCTACATTCAATCTTCTGACCTTCCTTGTAAAACCAGTATGGTGTTCTGTTTTCTAATGCATAGATTATATTCTGAGAGTAGTTCACATTCTTAGTGATGTAATCCCTTAACCTATCAGCAGAACGATTCGTAGTTCCATACATAATAATTTTAGATAGGGCTGAAGCACAGTCTTCCTTGTTTTTCTTCACATTGTTAAGAAGGAATTGCCCATTTACCTTAGCCAGTGAGACTATTACAGTTTCAGAACCATACTTCCACCCGAAAAATGACATCCAATCGTTATCATATTCTGAATATCCCCTTCTAGGGTTCATGAAAGTGACTGATATCTTAGTCTTCATAGACTCTAATATTGGGTCATGGCCTTTCTTAGTTCTGCGATTGTTAATCTCAGGTCTTGGTATGGTAATTTGGTGTTCACCATATCTATTCATTCTGCGAGATTGAAAATGTTCCATAGTATATTGTCTCTGTCTAGTTGACTTGTATAGAAAACTAGACGAGATGGTTTCTCTTCTATCATCAGGTGTTGGTATCAATATTTTTATTTTCATTATAATCACTCATTTCATCTTTATTTTTTTCATAGTATAACTTAAAATCATACATTTCTTTCAATGTATCTTTATTGTCTAGGTTAGAATGCCCCATTCTTATGAGATACTCTAATCTTTGCATAACGTACTTCGGTCTNACTCTACCTTCATCNAGACTNTCTAAAAGTCTAGATGCTTGTGNCTTACCTGCGGAAGTGGTAAAACTATCAANTATTTCTTCTTTGATAGTCAATATCTGTTTNTTACTCATCATATTTCACAGACTCCACCTGCACAAGCAAGTTCGCCTTGTAAGTTAGTATTGTCCATAGACTCAATNATCTCTGTCAAGTCTATCTCCTTGAGTTCCTTGAACATCAAGTCGAAGGTCTTCTTATCTGTTGCTTCAAATGGTGCTTGCTTGTATATTCCACCATCATAAGGCAATACAGAAAGACCGTTGTAGAAGTCTCTGTTCTTCCACATCCAGTTTCTCACATCCTCCCACTCATCCTCACGGATGTTGACAGTCGCAGAAACGTTGTGAGTGTTGACACCTCTATTGTGTCCACCCATTACCCAATCAACTGAGAAACGCTTGACTCTCTCAAGCATCTCCAATGCTGACTCATCTCTAGTTATCACATCACCCTTCGGTGTTTTCTGTGGTATTGAGATGATACCTTGATTTGGGCTGAAATAATCATCCTCGACTAAATTAGGAAACTTAGTCACAAGATAATCGTAGATTGGCTCTGTCTTCAA